GTTGCGTTGTCAGGTGCAGTGATTTCGTAGGTTCCGCCATCCGGCGCGGTGATCCTGTATTTAGCCATCAGTCGACCTTCTGGATGCCCCAGCCGCCAGTTGCGCCTGCCGCCACAGGTTGCGGCGATCCGCCAGACGGCACCCTGCCACCCTTGATATATTTGCGCTCAATATTCTCAAGCGCCCGGCGGTTCGATTCGACATCAAGCGCCGGATCGGTTGCCGTGGATAGCCACAGCTTCAGTTCGGCGTTTGAGTCCATCTGTTTTGCCGACATTCCGGTAGCCTTCATCAGCGCCGCCAATAGAGCGGGCCGCGCCATAGCGATGTCGTTTCGCGCTGATTGATTCTGCGTTCCGAAAAGCTTGCCCGCCGCCTGTCCAATCGCCGACGATGATGTGGCGGCCGCCGCATTGGACAGCGCGCTATTCTTCGTACTGGTAATACCGCCGCCAGATTCCAAACGGTTGTACGCATCGCGCAACGTTCCGAGCGCCACATCAACGTCAGTAGCTCCATCAGCCTGACGTTGTGCTACCGCTTGAGCCTTTACATCCGCCGGCCCGCCTGGAATTGCCTCAAGGTCGCCGTTTGCGGTAGCGCGATAACCTGCCGGCACCTTTCCTGCCGGGCCGCCGACATTCACTACCGGGGCAACCTGCCGCGCGAACCGCGGCCCGCGTCCAATCTCCTGGTAGCTGCCATCCGGCTGCAACTGCTCTTGGATTTCCTGCTCGCCCATGACGCGAGTCCGGATGAACGGCTTTTCCATCTTGGTCGGCTTCGGCGCGACGGCGGCAATCTCCTTACCGGCAGCGTCGAATCGGCGCTGCCCCTCTCCAAGCGTGAAGGCTTCTCCAGGCTTCATGCCTTGCAGCATCTGCGCCATGTAAAGGTTCTGCAACATCGGATCGCGCGACCTGCCAAGCTCCGCCATCGCCGCGTTGCGGTCTCCGGGGATTGCCGGCGTTGCGCCGTAGCCCTGCTGATCGGCCGCAGGAACCGCCGTATAGTCGTCGGTGTAGATGTCTTGCCCAGGGCTTGCCGGCGTGCCAGCCAGCGCCTTGCTGAAGCGTTCCAGCGTGCCCGTGCGCTCCGCGGTGCGCGCCTCGTCGATCTGCTTCTGGCGCCGGTCTGCCTCGTCCATGCGGCTGCGCGCCATCATCGGATTCAACGCCTTCGCCAGATACTGCGTGATGCTCGGCCGGACGAACACAGGCCCGACCATGCCGCCCTGCGGCATCGCGGTATCCGCCGCCAGTTGCTCGGCCAGTTTGCGTTCGTAGTCGATGCGGCGCTGCTCCGCGTCGAAGTCGCCCGGCATGCCGAAACTGGCGGTTTTGGCGGTGAATGGATTTGCCATGATTGCCCCTTATCCGAACCACTTTCCAAAGAGCGACCCGCCACCAGGCAGCGATGCGCCACCTATGGCACCACCTAGCGAAAATAGCCCCGACATCATCCCGGCATTCTGCGCCTGATCGGCGTTGTAGGCGTTCATCGCGGCCTGTCCCTGTCCCTGTGCCGCCGCCAGCAGATTCGCCCCCTGCGTCGTCGCCTGTTGCGGCACACTGGTGAACTGCGGATTTGTCACCTGCGCTCCTGTTCGCACCGCGTTGAGTGTATTCAGAGGCTCATTGCGCAGCGTCTGCGTCTCCGCGAGCTGGTTCTGGCGCTGTGCCTGCTGCAAGCCGAGCAGGCGCGATTGTTCGCTGCCGCCCTGCATGATGGCACTCAGGCGCGCGTCGTTCTCGGCGCGGTTCAAATCGTCCTGAACCGCATTCCACGCCTCGCCGCCGCGGTTGTGGCCCTGGATCATCAGCGCGTTTTCGCGGGCCTGGCGCTGCCGGTCCATGCCCGGCTGCATGCGGTCGAGCAAGGCCGCCGTCACCGCTTCCCTGCCGGCCACCGACGCCGGATCAACCTGCGTGAACCGGCTTGTGTCCAGTGGCGAATCGAGCATGTTTTGCACGTAGCCGAGGCCCCGTTCCATCGTGTTGCCGAGGCCGAGGCTGATGGCGTTCTGCCGGTCAAGCATCTGCTGCTGCGCGGGCGCCAGCGAAACGTCAGCGCGCCAGATGTCCGGGTCATTCGGATCGGGACGCGAGTAAGTCAAATTCCCATAGGGCGTGTATTGGCTAACTCGATTGGCCTTGCTCGCCACGCGCGCCGCATCGAGGTTGCCGGCCGCTGTTGCGGTCGCGGCTCCCGTGTAATCCGGGGCGGGTGGGGGTGAGGATTTGCCCAGGTCGTTGAACCCAGGATGCCGCAGCAGGCTACCGGCTGAAGCGAGTTTGCGAAGCACACCTAGCATGTCGTCTCTCCAAGTACCTGCAGTTCTCGGGGAACATTCGGTACATCAGCAAATCGCCGGTCTTCCCGGCGCGTTCCATGACACCCTCAAGCTCAAATCCGAGCTTGGTCACGAACTGCTGAGAGACAACGTTTGTCTGCTCGACGCAGGCGGTTATCCGCTTGGCACCCGCCTGGATGAACGGGTAGTGAAACATGAACCACAGAAACTCGCGGGTCATCCAGGATTTGCCATCCCCCGCGATCCCGGCAGTGATGTTGCTGCCGTTGAAGTCAGAATATACAACACCAGCGATCAACTTTCCAGAGTCAACCAGCCCAATGGCTGCAAACCCCTCAGTTCTTGGCGCGCCGCCCGCCCTTTCTGCGACGAATTGTGCAATCGCCGGCCACCAGGAGGGATGATCGACGATCTGCCTCACACAATTTCATCCCCAGGCTCGAACAGGTAGTCCGTCGCCTGCCAGCGCACTTCCAGGCTGTTGCTGGCGACCTTGAATCGCGTCGCCGCGCAGATGCCAACGCCAGAAATCCCTATCCAGTTCTTCAGCGTCTGCAGGCCCGATCCCCAGGTTCCGACGCCCCAATGCGATACCCCCCACAGTGCGGAGTTCGACGCGGAGAACGTCAGCGTTCCGAGGCGATCCCCGTCCTCGTAGTCGATGTTCAGCCCGACCTCGACCGTGGGCCGGCCGCTGGTCGAAATGTAGGGCCGCGCCATCTTCCATGCCTTTTTGGTCTTGACGCCGAAGTAGTCGAACGCCGTCTTACTGTTGCCAACCACGTTGGCGCCGTTGTCCGAAAATCCGGTCCAGGCTTTCACAACAACCCCGTCTCCACCATAGTACAGCTCATTGTTCAGCACTTCAAAGCAGTTGGCCTCCCAGCCGCTGAAGCTGCACCACGCCCCGGTGATCGCGTTCATGACGTACTGCGCCTGGCTGTCGCCCTCGTTGATGGGCACGTTGAGTAGCACCATTTCAGCCGGCGGGAAGTGGATTACCTGCCATCCGAAGTTCGGGCCGGCAATCGTCGCCGCGGTGTTCATGGCCGACTCGATGCGATTGGTGATGGCCGCGCGCGGATCCACATTCGCCGACATTAGCGCCTTCGATAGCGGATAGACGCCATTGACCAGGATCATCAGCAGATCGCCGCCGTACTTCTGGAAGCAGCGCCGGCCCAGCGGCGCGCCGAGCTTCCACACGCCCTGCAGCGTCCAACTCACCGCCGAAGATGGGTCGGTGCCCTTGTAGACGATGGCGTCGCCCTCACTCGTCAGCGCCACCCAGTAGTCATCGACCCCCTCGCCACCGTCGAGCGTCCAGGAGCCAATCGCCATGATGTAGCCGCCGCGCGGGGCGATTCCGGACAGGTCCAGCGCGTTGGCCGCGCCGCCGACCGCATCGACGGGCAGATACCAGGCTTTCAGGCTGTTCTTTTGCACCAGCCACAGCCGGCGCTTGTGCTTCGTCGCCGACACGATGTCGGATGTCGTCAGCCCGGTGATGGCCGGCGTGCTGGCCCCGGTGATGGTGATCCAGGCCGAGCCGTTCCAGTAGCGCGGCGAATCCACGCCATTGAAGCAGCACAGGTAGGACACGCCGCTGCTGTTGGTGAAGTTCTCGTGCTGCCAGCGGGCGTTCGTCAATCCCGTGACGACTGCCGCGCCCACGGCGCCTGCGCTGGTCACGTTGTGGAACACCGTCCCCGCCGCGGCAAACAGCGTCTGCGTGCCGTCTGGCGCGTTGTAGGCCATCAGCGACTCCACCTGGCCACTGATGCCGGTCACGTGGTCATCGCTGCCGTTGCGCAGCGCCACATCCGCCGCAGTCGGGAACCAGTTGTCCAGGTAGCTCGCCTCGTCAGGCTTCATCGAGGCCACCGAATCGCGAGCGTTCCACCCCTTGACCGGAGCCGGCCTAGAGATGACCGTGGCGACCTTGTTTTTCGCCCTGGCTTTCGTCTTGAGTGGGATTCGCATGGTCTACTCGTACACAAAAACGATGGAGCAATTCGCTCCGGTCACGGCGAACGCCAGCCCGGTGCTGAAAGGCACGTCGCCGAATTCGATGTCGAACGGTTGCGAGTGGGCTGGCATCGCGCCGGATGTAAACAACACCGTTCCGCTGGCCGCCGAGTTGTCGTACACGGTGATGACGCTATTCACCGAGACCTGAGAAACCACCAGCCGCTTTAGATTCCCCGGCCCAACCTTCAGCACCACCCCGGCCGTTGTCCCGGCGGCGTGGTAGTAGCTCATGTTGTTGGTCTGGTCGCGCCCGAGGCGAACGATGTTCATCGCCCAGACTTCCAAGTCGGCGTTCTCCGTGCCGCTCACCGAGTTTTTCGAGAACGCCGTGGCGGTGGTGGTCAGCGTGTTGGCAAATGGCGTCGTCGTCGGCGTGAACCTATGGATCAGCACGCCGTCGATGTAGAACCAGGCCCCCATGACGAAGTATTGAATCTCAAAGGCATGCACGTCGCTGTTGATGGTGTAGCTCGCCACCTCGCCATTGAACGCCCCCGATGCCACGGTGTAGCTCACCGAGCCGCCCTTGTACGCCTTCAGGGTCAGCGCGCCCGTGCCATCGAACGAGAACGCGAAGCCGTCGCTTGGAGTCACCGCGGCGCTGGTGTTGAATGGCCCGAACTCCCGCGTCGAATTCGCTTCGGTGGTATCCGGCAGGCGAACCGCGGCGCGGAACTGATGCGGATGGGCGAAGATGAAGCGCGCCTTGCGCACGGTCTGAATCTGGCCGTAACCGCTGTTTGCGGTGCCGCTCGATAGTGTGGCGAGGCTGTTTGCCACACCCGCCGCCGAGCCGGCGCCTGAGTTTGTCGCCGCCCAGAACCGCGCATCAATCGAGGCATCGAAGCCGCTGCCGATCAGCCGATAGGGATTCACTTGACGAATGTCACCCAAAGGCGTCATGCGGGCGTGAAATCCTGTCCCCGGCTCCAGAAAGTGCGTATCGACCGGCGTCGCGCGCAGTTGCGCATCCGTCAATGGCCCGGTGACAGCGCCCGACACTGGCAGCGGGTTGCCCGTCGTCACGGGATTCGCGCCGTCCGCACCGATGCCGGTGACGATTACCGCCTCGGTCGTCGGGTCGTAGCGGAACTGCTGCTGGCCGTACAGGCGATCAGGCATTACAGGCTCCAGCTACCGTCCGGAATGTTTCGACCTTGCGGCATGCCGCCGCCCATGTGGATCCGCCGCGGTGCCCCGTCACGCATCATGGCGTTGGTGATGCGTTCCTCGTACTGTCGGAAGTCCTCGGCATACTCCAGGCCGTTGGCCTTCTTCCAGCGCCATACCAAGCCTTGAAGCATGATCGACTCGGAGAGCCGCGCCACATCCGTATCGGCCGCCCAGGCGTCCTGCCCGGTGCCCCCGGCTGACTCGCACCAGTTCTTGGTGATCCATTCAAAGGCCAGGGTGTCGCCCGCGGACGGAACCGGCGTCACGATCAGGTAATTGCCGCGGATGCGAAAATAATTGTTCGGCCCGGTGATGCTGCTGGCCTTCATCTGCTGCCACTGCACATCATCAACCGGATACCAGGGCCGATTCAGCGACCGATTCCAGAAGGTGTCATTCCGGATGCGCAGAAAGTCGCTGCCGGCGATGGCCGTCATCAGCCCCTGCGACTCGGCCGCCGTGGTCGTGTGCGTTTCCTCGCGGATCAGCGCTTGCCAGTCGTGGCGCGACGATAGCTCCTCGCCTTCCTCGTTGGCGAGTTGCACCATGCGGATCACATTGTCGTCGGTGTTGCCGATGGCCGCGTTCGGCTCCGTCAGGCCCACGCGCAGCATGGCCCTGGAAACGAGAGTCAAGAGGCTCATGGCAGCGCCACCGTGGAATCGGCGTGCTTCTTCCGGTTGTAGGCGCGCTTCGGCGCCGTTCGCTCCGGACGGTCCTGCTGCGCTTCAAGGATGGCGATGCGGGCCTGCGCCTCGGCCAGTTGCTGCTTCAGCGTCTCGACCTCGGCCGATCCCCTGGACAGGTAGGCGCGGCACTTCTGGCGGATTTCGTTGCCGCCCATACCCACCTTTTGCAAGGCGATGTCAGGCAGGCTCGCCATCTGCTCGATGGTGTAGATGTAGAGCGCCTTCAGCGCGTCAGCCATGCCGTTGGCCAGGCCGGGCAGCAGTTCGATGGGCGTCCCGCTGACCTGATGTTCCTTGCCTTGCAGGTAGGCCGACCACTCGGGGCCGTAGGCGTATTTGTCGGCGTCGGTGGCCTTGCGGCGTACTTCGGTCTTGGAGTTGCCCGGCGAGATGATGAGGATGAAATCCTGTTCTTCGCCGACCTCGCGCCCTTCTTGCTGGCTCTTGAAGTTGTTGCGCACCCACTGGCGATAGAACTTCACGTAGTTGCGCGCCTCGCGCTGATTGCCGGATGCAAACGCGCTATCGGAATCGGGGTCAAACGCCATGATGCGTCTCCTGTTTGAGTTGTTTCGCAATGTGCGGGATGAGGCCGTCGCCGTGCACCGAAATGCGGCAGCCCAGATCGGTCAGTTGCCGGTATTGGCGCTGGAACTCCTGCGCCTGCTTTGCCATCCATGGCGCGCAGATGAAGTCTCGCCCGGCCGCGTGGATCTGCATGCGGCTCTCGCCGTCGTTGAGTGTCTGCCGGTAGGCGTGGTTCTCATCGCCGCGATAGGACGAGTCGAAGCCGTAGAAGCGCATGCGCCGAAAGCCCCACAGGTACGCCAGATTCATCGCCTTGAGTCCGACCGTGGCCCCGCCGCCGATCATCATCAGCGGTTTGCCGAGGAACTTCGCCGCCAGGGCGTGTTCGTGTTCCGGCGTTTCCAGACACGACACCCAGGCCATGACGTTCTGGCCTTCCAGCGCATCGAACACCGCGGGATGGCACTGTGCCGCGATCAGGTAGGTGCATTTCGGGTTTGGTTCCAGCACGAAGCGCGCATTCTCCTCGCGCGCGTCCAACATCACGTGGAAGTCTGGCACGATGCCGCGTTCGATCAGCCAGTCGTGCGCCCCGTTGAGGGCAAAGACGATCCCCCCGCGCTGACGATGCATGCGCAGGTTTGGAAGCGTGTCGGCCAAGGACGGCCCCCCACCGACGATCAGGGCTTCGCCGCCGTGCTCAGGGTGCTCAATGAACAGCGGCAGATCGCGCTTCAGGTTCTGTTCGGCCTGAGCCATCATGGTTTCCGTCGAGGTGTTCAGGCCAGACTTGAATCCGATCAGCTTGTGCTTGGGTGCTGCGGGCGGAAATGCCCCGCCACACTTCGGCGGCAGCGCATCGAACGCCGCGACGATGTTTTCGGCCGTGTCGTCGTGCCACCAAATTTTCTGATGCGACATGGCGAAGGGGAAATCAGCGCCGCGCGGCGTACCCATGCGGGTTTCCCACCACTCTTCGGATGTCGCGACTTCGCCAGACACCGGCTTGAGGATCGAGTACCTGACGCGCTCATTGAAGAGCGCCAGGCCCATATTGCCTGAGTTCACCCCCAGTACCGCCTTGGCGTGTTCGAAGAGGGCCGCGCGCAGGATGATGCTGTCCCATTCGAACGAATCGAAGCCATCACCGACAATCACCACGGTATGCCCGCGCGACTCTAGGTCGGCTTTCGCCTTGTTCCACTCTGGAAGGTTCGAATTCCGCGACTGCTGATAGGGCGTCTGTCGGAGCGAGAACACCACAGGTGGTACCGGAAAGCGACGTCGAACCCTCGCGAGCGCCCACTGTGGCACCGTCATCGAGATGACCGGCTTCCCGGTGAACAGTCCGTTCAGCAAATACGGCTGATGCCGCCCCTCCTGTTCGGTGAATACCTCGGCCCGCCTGATCGGGTAGAGCCGCAACATCGGTAGCATGACGTTTTCCAACAACGCCATGCGTGAATCGTAGTCCTGTGGATCAAGCGAATCAGCACGAAAGCCGCGCGCCGGACCCGGCTTGATACCGACATCGAACTCGCCCTGCGCGTCGGTGGCGCAGTTGGCAAGCCACGTCAGGAAGTCGAAAGACGCTGGAGCGTGGCGCAAGTCGTACAGGTACATCATCGCTGGCCTTGTAGGTGGGGCCGAGTTTCCCCGGCCCCTTTGCTCTTGGATTACGGGGTTGCAGTGCCGCTCGGGTACACGGCGATGCACTCGCGCGTCGATGCCGTGGTGGTCGCTGCCGCCACCAGCACACAGCCACGAATCAGCGTCTGCGACGCGCTGGTGTCATCCAGTGCGCCGGCCGTGCCGGTCGTGTAAAGCTGCACATCGGCGGCACAGGAGGCCAGGGCGCGGACGCTGATATTGCCTGGACCATGCACGCAGACCCAGCCCATATCGTTGTCCGTAAAGGCGACCTGCGCGAAGCCGACCTGATGCCCAGCGTCAGCGAGTGCCTTGGTGCCCATGACTGCCTGGAAGTTCTCGTCGATGGCGACCCACGAATACTGCGTGATGGCCGCGCCGGCTTGAACATAGACCCAGTGCGATCCGTCCGTCGCGGTGACGCGAGTGCCGAGCGCGAACTCGGCGCCAGCGCCGTCCGTGGTGGTGCCTGCCGTGAGCTTGGTCAAAGAGACGCCGACCATGCCAGAGGTAACATATGCCATGTCGTTCTCCTTAAGCCTTGAGGACGCCTTGCAGGCTCGCGTTGCTCGTCGTCATGTTGCCGGCGAACGTGATGAGCTGCACCATTGCGTCTTGGTTGATGGATTGCACCTTCTCCAGCGGCTGTTCAAGCC